TTAAAATTTGACTTGGACATCGAAACAAACGCATTATTGTGTCCAAACCCGAACGAGTTTTACGGTCGTTCTTACTTAGCTGAAGATACAGTAGACAACTACCGTACTTTGCCAGGAATTAAAAGTGCTACTAAATTAGCTAACGTTACTTTTGGTAACATCTTACAAGCATCAACTTGTAACTTTACAGCACCTACTGATTCATTAGACGCAGTAGACATCGACGTATGTGCATTGTCAGCTATGGCTCAACTTTGTCAATTCGACTTAGAGCAGTCTTTCTTAGCTTTGCAAATGGCTCAAGGTTCAAACGGAGATTTTTCAGTAGCTTCTTTCATGAACTTCTACTGGGGAGAAATGGCGAAACAAATCGGCGAAGACGTTGAGTTGTTACGTTGGCAAGGAGACACAGCAAGCGAAGACGATACTTTAGCTTTGTGTGATGGTTACATCAAAAAAATGAAAGCAGATACAGCAATCATTGACGTAGCAAAAGCTACTATTACTTCTTCAAATGTTATTGCTGAAATCGTAAAAGTAATCAACGCATTACCATCTACAGTTTCTCGTAAAAAAGCTGACTTACGTTTGTACGTTGCTTCGAATGTTGCTAACGCTTTGGAATTGGCTACTGCTTCAGGTAACACTCAAACATATATCACTACTCCATTAGCTTTGACTTTCTTAGGTATCAAAGTTGTTGTAGCTGAGGGTATGCCAAACAACCACATGGTTGCTACTGTTAAGAATAACATGATTTACGCTTTCGATGGCGAAGGAGACGGAAAAGCAATCAAAGCTGTTAACTTAGCTGATACAGTTGCAGAGCCTTACTTACGTTCACGTGCAAACTTGAAAGTTGGTTTCTCTTACGTTAACCCAACTGAGATTGTTCTTTACTCATAAGAATAAATATTAACTTAAGAAAGGGAGGGCGGTTAATTCTTCCCTCCTTTTTTTATAAATTTTAAAAATATGTCTTGTACAACACTTACAGCAATCACAAAAGGTTGTGATAATAACATCGGGGGAATCACTGCTATCTATATTAATGATATGGACAACATCACTTCGACTACAATCGATTCAGCTTCGTACATGGTAGACGCTCAAGTAGTGTCGTCTGACTATGAAGCGTTTGAATTTAGACGTAACACAGGTAACTTTACAGAGGAAACTGCGGTAGACTTTGCTAACGGTTCTTCTTTTGTTACAGCTACAATTACTTTGATGTTCCACAGACGTGAGGCTTCAAAATCTAAGGCTATTAAAATCCTTTCAGAGGGACAAAGAGACTTAGCTATCATCGTTAAAGATGCTAACGGTAAATATTGGTACTTCCCATTTGCTCAACTTTCAGCAACTGCTGAGGGTTCAGGAACAGCAAAAGCAGACGGTTCTAAATATTCTGTTACATTCATCGCAGAAAACGAGAACTTAGCTTACGAAGTTGACCCTACAATCATTGCAGGATTACTTGCATAAAATACCTTGTAAATAAAGAGAGGGGAGTTAATAGCTTCCCTTTTTTTGTGAACTTTTTTTTAAGATTAACATTATAGGTATGATATACATTGAAAAAGATATACTTAACACAATTGTTTTGACGCTTACAGAAAGCTCAACGCTATCTAATCCTTATTATGTATTCGAGTTTGAAAACGATTTTAACACGGCAACAGAACCTATATACTTCTATGCGCCTGACTTGTCGACTTCAAAACCGCGATACAATAAATTCGAATTAGCTGAAGGAGTTGATGTAACCTTTGTAATAGGTCAATACAGTTATAAGGTATATGAAAGTGCAACAGTTCCAAATCTTATTTTACCAAACCCAGTTGAGGGATTGCATGAAATTGAAGAGGGTAGAATGGTTGTCGATGGTGTCTTAACTAACTCAATTTACGAATGAAATTTTTAGGTTTTAACATTGGAAAAAGCGAAAGCGTGAGCGTTGAAAGTAACAACTATCAATCGTTTTCAAGTCCATTTATGAAAGTAGGCGAGGGCAATTTGTCACTACCTTACGTTAATGCACGTCAACAGGTTAGCGGATATATCCGTTTTGGAGTAGACAACCTTTACCCACAATTAATTAACCAACTTTACTACACTTCTCCGTTACATGGTGCGATAGTTGACTTTAAAACCAACGCTACAATTGGCGGGGGTTATGAAATTAAGACGGATTCAAGCGTTACAGCAGTTGAAAAGATGGAAGTTTACGCTTTTGAAAAGAAAGTAGACTTAGAATCATTACTCGATAAGATAACAAAAGACGACATTTTACATAACCGTGTTTATTTTAGACTTGTATTTAACTCAAATAATGATTTAATTCGTGTTAAGCACATAGGAGCGGAGAAAGTTAGAACGTCAAAAGACAAATTAACATACTTTATTTGTGACGATTGGACAAGTCAAATTGATATTGAGACTATTTACCCATACGACCGTAAGATATACCAAAGAGAGTGCTTATATGTGTACGAAAAGAGTTGCGTAGGTCAAGACGTTTACCCTTTACCAAGTTATACAAGTGCATTTAATTGGGCTTTCTTAGATGGCGAAATGTCATACTTACAAAAGAGTAATATCTTAAACGCTATCTTCCCGTCATTTGCTTTTATGTTCCCTAAAAAGCCACAAAGCGAAGAGGAAAAAGCAGGATTAAGAAAAACAATTGAGAGCGGAAAAGGTGCAAGAAATGGCGGTAAAGTTTTAAGTTTCTTTGCTAACAATGCAGACCAACTTCCTAAGATTGAAGCAATACCAACTAACAACAACGACAATCTATTTCAAGTAACAACTGAAAGCATTGACAGTAAGATATGTCAAGCGCATACAATAGACCCGATATTAATGGGTATTCGTGTGAGTGGTAAACTTGGCTCAGGTTCTGACATCAAACAGTCTTATATCATTTTTGAAAAGAACGTAATCTATCCACAACGCCATAAGATAGAAAAGATAGTAAACGACTTGTTTAAAATCGCTAAGATTAAAGCTACATTCACACTAAACAACTACCAAATTGTTAATGAAACAATCGTAGAATTAGAGGGAAGCGGTAAGAAAACAACAGACGCTTTAAACGCAATGTCTCCATTAGTTGCTACAAAAGTACTTGAGTCAATGACAGAAAATGAAGTACGTGCATTAGCAAGTTTACCACCAGTAGACGGTGGCGACAAAACGAAATCACAGATAGCAACTGAAACGGCTATAATAACTACACAAACACCTGTATAATGAATTACTTTATAACTGAAGCGTATTTAAAAAATCAAACACCGATTACAGCAAATGTCGATGTTAAAGACGTTACACCTTACATACGTACACAATCGGATTTAAGAGTACAGCCAATATTAGGCACTTACTTTTACAAATATTTGTTGGCTAAGTACAATGCTGAGACATTAACAACAGACGAAGAGACACTTGTCGAATATATTAAGCCAATTGTAGCGTGGCGAAGTGCTGAAGATGCAGTTTTCGGATTGAGTTACCAACTTAAAAACAAAGGTTTACAAGTTCAGAATGGAGACTATTCTAATTCAGTAACACAAAGCGAGGTGGCTTTTGCTCAAGACCACTACGCACAAAAAGCTTCATTTTACGAGGTTCGTTTGATTAACTATTTACGCACTTACAAAGATTTGTATCCACAGTTTACAAGTCACTTGAATACAGATAGCGACATCAAACCACTAAAGACACAGGAGAACGGATTTAACGATAGTATTTTGTTTATATGAAGTCTTTTATTGCCTCTTATTACAGTTACTTTTTACAAGCGTTGTTCGTCTTTTTCGCACCGATTAAAGGTATTATAATACTGGTTGCGTTAAACACTATTTTAGATACTTGTTTCGGTATATGGAAAGCTAAGAACCTAAAAGAAAAAGTAAATAGCAAAACTTTTAGACATGGTTTTATTCCTAAGATACTAAGCTATGTTACCGCTACTATGTTAGTGTATGCTTCAGACTTTTTTATCATTAACGAACTTACAAAATCGGTAGTATCAGTTGAGTTTTTATTTACAAAGTTAATTGCACTTGTATTAATATCGATTGAGGTTAAGTCTATGGACGAATCATTCGAGAAAGTCAAAGGCTATTCATTCATCAACAAAGCAGTTGATTTAATTATCAAAGCTAAGAACATAAAAAAAGAACTATGACAACAAAAGGAAACTTCCCGCACTTAGACGTTGCTAAATTTATTTTATTCGTTATAGCCTCAGCAATAGCTTGGGGTTTTCTATTTAGTTGTTCAGCTTCATATCACTTACGTAAATACGAAAAGAAAGGTGGTAAAATAGAACACGTTACCGACACTTTAACTTACTTTCAAAAAGATTCGGTTTTAATCCAAACAAAAGACACTTCGTTTTTCCAGTACTATTATACCCAAAAAGACACAATCGTTAAACAAAATGTATTTTTATACCCGAAAACACGCTTTAATCAAAGGCTCGAAATAAGACGATTTAAAGATAGTTTAAAGTTCGAGTTAAAGAAATATACTGATTCGCTACGTTATGCATTTAAAACGCATAAAATTGATATAAAAACGGATTCTAAGGTTAAGATAAAAGAAACACGAAGTAAAAACCGCCCAATTTGGAGACCGATAGCGATATCAATTATTTTGCTTATTATTGCATTCAAGTTTAAATAGCGTTCCAAACGCATAAAATCAATATATGCAAGTTGTAAAACACTCAAAAAATGTTCACGATATAATCTTGGACAGCAAAAATGTAGAAATTGCAATGCTCTCAGATATACACTGGGATAATCCAAAATGTGACTGGGATATTTTAAAAAGACACTTAGACTATTGCAAAGAAAAGAATATGCCTATCATGATTAATGGGGATATGTTTTGTTTAATGCAAGGTCGTGGAGACCGTAGAGCAAGTAAGTCAGATATTAGACCCGAACACAACAACTCAAAGTATTTAGATTCAATAGTTGAAACTGCGGTAGAATGGTGGACACCTTACGCACATTTATTAACTGTAATTGGCTATGGTAATCATGAGACTGCTATTATTAAATGGCAGGAAACGGATATTTTACAGCGTTTTGTAGACTTACTTAATTACAAATGTAACTCAAACGTATATACAGGCGGTTACGGTGGTTGGATTAATATTAAACTAAAAGATAATAGCTCAACAAGTGCAGGAAATTCTGTTAAGATAAAGTACTTTCATGGCTCAGGCGGTGGCGGTGTTGTAACAAAAGGAGCAATTAACCTTACAAGAGCCTTAGAATTGTACGAAGGATTCGATGTGTTTACTATGGGACACATTCACGAAAACAGTTCGCGTAATGATGTAAGAGATACATTAAGACAAGCAGGTAACAAAATGGTTATACAGCATAAAGACTTACATTTAATGTTAACAGGAGCGTACAAAGAAGAGTACGGAGACGGAGATAAAGGGTGGCATGTAGAAAGAGGCGCACCAATTAAACCAATCGGAGGTCGTATCTTAACAATTGATATTGTCACACGAACAAAAAACGGAGTTCAAAAAGTACATAAATACATTGATTCAAGAAAATTTAATTTATGAGACTAAGTAAACACGTAACAGTCGAAGAGTTTTGCTTTTCCCCTACTGCAATAAGAGCAGGAATTAAAAACGTAATGAGCATTGAGCAATTAGATAACGCTGAATTACTATGCGAAAAAGTGTTTGAACCATTAAGGGCGCACGTAGGTAAACCGATTAAGATTAATTCAGGCTTTAGAAGTCCGTCTTTGAATCGTGCTATCGGTGGCTCAAGTTCCTCACAACATTGTAAAGGTCAAGCGATGGACTTAGAACTACATGATAAAGAGTTGTTTGATTGGATAATTGACAATTTAGAATTTGACCAATTAATCGCTGAATTTGGAACTGACAACCATTTCGCATGGTTTCACATTAGCTATACACGTACAAAGAATAGAAAAGAAGTATTAAGAGCAACAAAAAAAGAAGGTAAAACCGTTTATTCAAAATATATTCGTTAACTTTGAGGTACTAATTTCATCGTTAGTTTGTTTGTAAAGACCGTTATTTTAATTAATAGCGGTTTTTTTTATTAAAAAAGTTTCGTTCTGAAACCCTTTAAAATCAACACTTTCAAAAATAATTTAAAAATAATTGTAAATAAATTGTAAATAACTATTGCCGTATTAAATTTAACACATATATTTGTCAAACAAACAACGAAACAAATAGAAATTATGAAAAATGAGATTAAAAATGTAGTTGCGGAATTTAATTATTTATGTAAATTAAATAAGTTTGAAGAAGCTGGGGATTTAGCAAGAAAAAATAAATTAAAATTTATTTCTTTTATTAAATGTAATGGCTCAAAATCATTAGGTTATGCTTATAAAGTTTGTTCTATTTTTAATATGCGACAAACAGATTGCTTTAACTTAATTTTTTAATAAACATATCAAAAACGAAAAACGATGAAAAAAGAAACAATTGAGAATTTAGTAGTAGCGTTGATAGCATTATCAGCATTTATCTTAAGCGGTTTATACAGATGAGACAGTTACACGAAAGAGCAATTGCGTTACTCGATATGATTAGCGCATTTGAAAGCAAAAAAAGAAATGCTTGTGAGTTTTACAACAAGTGGGAAAATAGACACTTTACTCAAGTATTACAAGATTGTGCAAACGATATAGACGTTTACGATAGAGCAATTAAAAGACTGAAAGCAAGTTACAATAAACTAATTAAACAAATAGCTGAGATATGAAAGAGATTGAGTGCGAAACTTGCGAGGGTACAGGAACACTTGAGCGAATGAATTGCAGAAACGGAAGCAATGATTGTTGTGGCGGTTGTTACATCGAGGTAACTTGCGAAGATTGTTTAGGTTATGGATTTACTGAAATAGAAGATTATGAAGACGAAGATTAACGACAAACATTTAAACCGTCTTTTATTCGTTTTAACGGTGTTTATTATACTATTTAATACAATGATACCAAAACGAAAAGTAAAGTCATTAGAAACGCTTAAAATAAGTAAAGAGGACATTCAGTTAAACAACGGAATACAACAAGGAAAACACGAACCATTTAATTACGAAATAAAATGAAACGACAAACAGCAAAAGCAAACATACAAAGCATGGCGAACTGGTGGCGAGAACCTAAAAAAATAAGTTGTGCTAAAGACAAAGGCGGTTCTTTTAATATGCAACTTTATTTAGATTATTTAACAGTAATTAATAACCTTAAACATAAGACTATAACAATTGAACAACAGAAAAGTATAACTAAACAGCAAGTGAGATGAAACAACCAAACAAAGATGAAATTGAAAAGCTATTAACATTGGTCGGAGTGCTTCCTGTTTTAGCTGACTTCATGGAAGATTTAAACAGCTCCGTGTTTACGCAGTCACTTAAAAACAAATGTAACTTGCTAATCAAAGAAATACGACAAA